CAGAAATATTATGAAGACCGGTTTTCCATGATGGCGACTGAAGGCTGGACGGATCTGATGGTAGATGTTGACGGCATGGCCGCTGCGCTTAATAATATTTCTGCTGTAGATAGTGAAAAACAGTTACATTTTAAAAAAGGCGAACTTTCGATTCTAACGTGGCTGAAAACCTTACGAGAGGCCAGCTCACGCTCATACGAGGATTTGCAAGGTGAAACGAATATATGAATATGTCTGCGAAAGTGGACACCGGACGGAACAATACGTTGAGTTTCAACACAATATTGTCCAGTGTGACTGTGGCGCGTCTGCTAAACGCGTCATTTCTGCGCCAGCAATCAGGTTGGAAGGGTGGTCTGGTTCATTCCCGTCTGCACATGGGCGGTTTGAACAAAGACACCTGGACAAACTGAAAGCTGAGCAAAAAGCTAACTCGTAACCAATTTTGGCGGGTTAATCTCCTACAACCATTTAAGTGGCAGGAAAAGGAAAATAGTATGCTGATCGAAAACGAAGTCGAGTCGCAAGAGGATATCAAGTCAGATGATATAAAGCTGGAAGACACCGTTGAAGAAGCATCTTCTGTCGTCCCGGAGAAATACCGGGGTAAAACGCTAGATGATATCGTGAAGATGCACCAAGAGGCCGAGAAGCTGATTGGCAAGCAAGCACAAGAAGTCGGTGAAGTCCGGAAGCTGGCTGATGAACTCATTAAGCACAATCTCGGCAATACTCCGACAGCGACTAAAGAAGCAGAGCCTGAAGTAGATTTTTTCGAAGACCCGAAGAAAGCAATTCAAGCAACCGTTGATCGACATCCAGATATCATCGCCGCGCGGCAAGCCAATGGCGATCTTAAAAAGATGCAGGTTCAGCAGAAGTTAAGCAAAGAGCATCCTGATTTTGTTGAAGTGGCTCAAGACCCCGAATTTGCAAATTGGGTGAAATCGAGTCCGATACGATTAGGGCTTTGGGCAAAAGCTGATGGTGAATTCGATTACGATAGTGCTAACGAATTGTTGTCTACCTACAAAGAACTACGCGGCGTTAAGGCAAAGCAAACGGAGAATGCAGGTGAGAAAACCCGTAAGCAAAACCTCAAAGCTGCATCAGTTGATGTTGGTGGATCTGGTGAGTCTTCAAGACGTGTCTATCGTCGGGCAGACCTTATTCGCCTGAAAATGAATGATCCAAACCGCTACGAGGCATTGAATGAAGAAATCATGCAAGCCTACGCAGAAGGTCGGGTCAAATAACTTAATTTAGGAGATTCACAATGCCTTTTCCGACACCGGCAGTAACCGTCACCACCGCAGCTACTTTCATTCCAGAAATTTGGAGTGACGAGATTGTTGCCGCCTACAAGAAAAATCTTGTTCTGGCGAATGTTGTCAAACGCATGAACTTCAAGGGCAAAAAGGGCGACACCGTTCACGTCCCCGCCCCGACCCGTGGCTCGGCCTCGGCTAAAGCGGCATCCACCGCCGTTACGCTGATCGCTGCAACGGAAACCGAAGTTGAGATCTCGATCAACAAGCATTATGAATATAGCCGCTTGATCGAAGATATCGTTGAAGTTCAGGCGTTGAGTTCGCTGCGTTCGTTCTACACCGAAGACGCTGGCTATGCCCTGGCGAAACAGGTCGATACCGACCTGATCCAGCTCGGGCGTGCGTTTAATGGCGCGACCGTCGGCACGAACGACTACGCTACGGCAACTGCCACAAGCAAAGCGTTCATAGGTTCTGATGGCACGACCGCGTATAACAGCAGCACTTCAAACGCGGCTGCGCTGACCGATGCGGCGATCCGTCGCACGATTCAACGTCTGGACGATACGGATGCGCCGATGGACGGGCGTTTCTTCATCATTCCGCCGTCGAGCCGCAACACGTTGATGGGCCTTGCTCGCTACACCGAGCAAGCGTTCGTCGGCAATGGCAACGCGATCCGCAATGGCGAAATCGGCCAACTCTACGGAATCCCCGTTTTCACGACCTCAAATGCAGACTTCGGCGCCGGCTCCAGCGGCCTTGATCGTATCTGCCTGATGGGCCATCGTGACTCGATGATTCTGATCGAGCAGGTCGGTGTCCGTTCGCAGACGCAATACAAGCAGGAATATCTGGCTACGCTTTACACTGCCGATACCCTGTACGGCGTTTCTGCTCTGCGTGCGGCGGCCAGTTCTGGTGCCGCTCTGTCCAGCAGCGCGTATGCGTTGGCCGTGCCTGCCTAATGCAGACCAGCCCTCCGTCAGCGATGATGGGGGGCATCTTTAACTTTAGGAGATTTAACTATGGCAGCTGCTACCGCAATTACCTCCCGTCGTGGGAATGACCAATTCAGAGGTTTATTTTCAGATACCTGGTCTGTATCTGCAACGCTTAACGCATCATCTCTAGTGGATGGCGCGGGTGAGACAAACACCATTGCAGTTCCCGGCGTTGCGCTTGGAGACATTGTGCTGAATGTAAGTATGGGTGTCGATGTTTCTGGCCTCAGTATCACTCCGTATGTCAGTGCCGCTGGTACGGTATCAATTCGTTTTCAAAACGAATCTACCGCCACCGTGGACTTGGCAAGCACTACCATCAAATGTATTGTTGTTAGAACGGTTTAAGGCCGGGGGGCTTCGGCCCCCTACCTTCTTAAAAGGACTGAAATGGCTATCTTTCGATGTTTGCAAAGTGGCAATACGGTGACGTTCACATTGCAGCATGATATTGATTCAATGCGTGGTCATCAGGGATATGTACGAGTAGATGAAAAACCAGCAATTGAAGGATACGATCCTAACGCGTTGCGAACGGATACGATGTTCACGGCGCCTATGGGCGTAAAAAAGCGTGGCCGGCCTAGAAAAGAGGCATAAGGAATCAATTTAATTTTACAAGGAGAAATCATGTATTCGATGAGCAAAAAACCTAGTCTGAAAAAGTCTGTAGACAAAAAAATGCCGGCCGCTGCTGGCATGTCCAAGACTCCCCCCATGATGTTGCGCGGCGCTCGCACCGCTACCAATAAGATGACAAAAGCTAAACGGGGCAAGTAGTGAAGACAAAAGCCCAAAAGAAAATCAGTAAAGTAATGACTGAGTTTGGGGCTGGTAAATTGACGTCCAATAAAAAGGTGGTTAAAGACCCAAAGCAAGCAATGGCAATTGCCTTGTCAGAATCCAGAAAGAAAAAATGAAAGCTAAAAGCAAAGTCAACGAAGCCGGGAACTATACCAAGCCGACTATGCGGAAGGCTTTGTTTGAGAGCATCAAGGCAGGCACAAAGGGCGGCGATCCGGGCGAATGGTCAGCTCGTAAGGCGCAAATGCTGGCAGTTAAATACAAGGCTAAAGGCGGGGGGTATAAGACATGAGCAAAAACAAACCACACTATTTGCCGGACGGTAAACTCTACCAGGGCGAGACGCACAAGGCTGGTTCGACTTTGATGACTGGCGCAAAGCATACTTCCGCGAGTAAAGTTTTAAGCCACACGCCGCCTAAAAAATCAAAAAAATGAAGAATCCGCAGCAATCTCTTAGAGATTGGAGCGCGCAGAAATGGCGCACAAAGTCAGGTAAACCGTCGTCCAAGACCGGCGAAAGATACCTGCCAGAGGCGGCGATAAAGTCGTTATCATCCGCAGAATACGCGGCGACCACGAGAGCGAAACGCGAAGGCACAAAGGCGGGAAAACAGTTCGTAAAACAGCCCAAGAGCATCGCAAAGAAAACCGCAAAATTTAGATGAGGTAAGCATGAAATCTCCTGCATGGACGCGAAAAGAGGGTAAAAACCCTAAAGGCGGCTTGAATGCTACCGGCAGAGCGTCTTATAATGCGGCTACCGGGGGGGATTTAAAGCCTCCGGTCAAGTCAGGTGACAACCCTCGTCGGGCCTCCTTTTTAGCAAGGATGGGCGCAATGCCTGGGCCAGAGCAGAAAAACGGGGAGCCTACACGTCTTCTGCTTTCTCTCAACGCGTGGGGTGCTTCATCCAAAGCAGATGCCCGGGCTAAAGCCCG